GGCGCAACTGGCACCAGTATTGATGACCGTGAGCGTAAGCTCTATACCTTTACAGCGGTACATTTACCGCTTGAGGGTTCAATCTATGCTGATGATATTCAGAACGTGCGCGCCTTTGGTTCCGAATCTGAATTGATGCAACTGGATGCGCTTATCGCTGAAAAGCAAGAAGATCAGCGCATGAGCTTGGACGCCACCATTGAATATCAGCGCGCCGCCTGTTTGACCGGCAAAGTGTTAGGGGCTAGCGGTACTGTTATCGTTGACCTGCTGGATAAATTTGGTGTAACCAATGCGCAAATCACCAACCCGATTGATTTCACCAAAGATCTGCGCCCGCAGTTGCTCAAAGTTAAAAATGACTCCAAGAAAAACCAGAAAGGCGTCAAAGGTAAGCGCTATCGCGGTTTATGTTCAGAATCATTTTTTGCTGAACTGATGGCAAACCCATCATTTGTGCAAGCCTTTGAGCGTCAAGCTGAGGGTGCGGCGCTGCGTGATGATGTATCAGGCGGCGTGACTTGGCAGGGCGTTACTTGGGAGCAATACGACGATGAAATCCCAGGCAAAGCAGGGCAATACTTGATCCCAGAGGGTGAAGCGCGGGTATTCCCCGAAGATAAGCCAAAACTGTTTTTAACCCGCTTTGCGCCCGCGAACTACAGCGAAACCGTTAACACTGTCGGCTTGCCGTATTACGCTAAATCTGAGCCTAAACGCATGGGTAAAGGCGTCGATTTGGAAGCGCAATCAAACCCTATCAACATTTGTACTAACCCGCTGGCGGTACGTCGTTTGACTATCGGCGCATCGGGGATTAATGCAGGTGAATAATCATGCGTGATCCATTTGAGCGGGCCAGCCGTCGCATTATTCGGCGGTTAGGTCAGCCGGTGCAAATGGTCACGTCAAATGGTGTCAGGCTAGACCCCGCCCCGCGCGGGGTTTTTTCTAACGCTGAGCAAGAAGTGTTAAGCAAAAGCAAAAGTGGCGGGCTGACGTTTACGCAGCGCCTGCCATCGTTAGCCATGCTAACCAGTGATGTGCAGGGCTTAGATAAAGAGTGGCGCATCATTCTAAACGGTGTCGAATACTTTGCCGCCGATTGGAAAGATGACGGCGCAGGCGTGACCAATATTGACTTGGCATTAAAGCCGCAACCGGCACCAAGCGGAGATCAAGACGATGGCAACACCTGGCGTTAGTGTTCAGCTCAATGTGGCAAGTGAAATCACCCGCGTTACAGCGCTGATGCAGTCCACGCCAGAGCAGATCACCAAGGCCGCTAACCGTGCCATTAAAAAAACTGTTCGGTGGCTACAATCCCGCGTTGCGCGGGAGATTAGCCAGTCGCTCAATTTATCGCAAAAAGCCTTTAAACACCGACTCACAACCAGCAGCAGCGGCAGCGGCATCAATCAGGTGCATATCGTTTGGCTTGGGGTTGCACCATTGGCGGCGGAGGCGGCAGGCAAGCCGCGCCAAACCCGCGCCGGTGTAACGGTCGGCAAGCGTAAATATCAAGGCGCATTTTATCGTGATGTGTATGGCGATGGGGCTAGCGTATGGATTCGTAAGCGACGCGCCGCCGATTTGGGCCTTAACTTGCCAAGTTGGAGCGGTAAAAGTACCGCGCGCCGTTCAACCTGGCTTGATGACAGTCAAAACAGTGGCCGCTTTCCGGTGATGCGCGTGGCGATAGATATTGAGGAGGTGGCGTCAGAAATATTCAGGCGCTATCAGCGCCGCATCAATGAGCGCTTTGGGCAGGTGTTGGCGCAAGAACTTAACTTTGTGCTCAACCATGAGGGGCGTTAAATGGACGCATTAACAGACTTAACCGCGCTGCATGATGCGCAAGTCGCCATTATTAAAGCGGCTATGCCTATGCTGCAAACCGTTGAAGAATATAAGCCATTACAGCGTGACAGTGTGATCACTCCGGCGCTGTTATTGGAGGCGGGCGAATTTAAACCAGGGCGGCGCACCGGCGACGGCAGAACGCCGCTCAAAATTGAGTTTGCGGCGCATTGTTACTTAAGCGTCAGAACCCCTAACGCCGAGTTAGAAATTCGCAATTTTGCCGCCAAAGTTTGCCAGTTATTAGACGGGCAACGTTGGGGGATGGGGGACGCATTAGAACGGCCTGAGCAGATCGCCGCATTCCCTGGCGCATTTAAACCCGATGATAAGGGCTTTGAGTGTTGGGTGGTGACGTGGGAGCAGACCGCGCACCTAGGCGAACTGTGGCAAGAGGCCGACTTTTTGCCGCAAGAGGCATTTTTTAACGAAGCGCCTGACATTGGGCTAGTGCATCAAGACGATTATCAGGTTTTGTGATGAATGATCTATATCAAGAATTTGCCCGCCGCCTTGAAGATTTAGAGCGCCGCGTTAAACAGATGGTGGTGCGTGGTGTAATTGCTGAGGTAGACACCGACAAAGCATTAGCGCGCGTCAGCTATGGCAATCAGCAAATCACCGCATGGCTACCGTGGAAACCGATCCGCACCGGCAAAGCGATTGTGTGGTGGGCGCCAGAAGTGGGAGAGGGCGTCACGGTGATCAGTGATGGCGAGCTGGTAAACGGTGAGATTTTACCAGGCAGCTATTACAAAGATTTCGCCGCGCCATCAACCGATGAAAACCTGTTTTTGATTGAGTTTGGCGACGGCTCCAAAGTAGCCCACAACCGCGAAACTCACAAGCTCGATGTGGTCAACGTCGGCGATGTTGAACTCACCACAAAGCAAAATCTCACGGTGAACTGTACCGGCACCGCCAAGGTTAATGCCAAGTCGATCCACCATAATGGTGGCTCGGCGGTAGTCACAACCGCCCATATTTGCCATTACACCGGCAACCCGCACGGTGATGGTTCTAGCACAGTGACGGCAGGTAAATAATGGCACTTGATAAAAGCACATTAGAGGGCTTGATTGTCAGCAAGCTATCAGCCGCAGGTTTTAAAGTGGACGGTGATCATTCAAAAAATCGCGTTATGGCTAAAGCGGTCGCTGAGGCGGTGGTCGAGCATATCCAAGCCAACGCCAAAGCCAACGTTAGCAGTGGTAGCAGTGCGGGCCAGTGGCCGATTGAATAGGGGGCAGCATGAAAAGCGGCATGAGTACCACCACCGGCAAAATGATCACCGGCATTCCCTATCTGCGGCAGCGTATTGCTGATGTGCTTAACACGCCTAAAGGTTCGCTAGTTGGCCGCCGCGCCTTTGGTTCGCGCATGTATCAAATGATAGATAAAAACGTGGATCAGTCATTTTACATGGATGTTTACACAATATTGGCCGAGGCACTGGCCGCACCTGAAAACGGCCTTGATGATTTCAAACTTGATGAAATGTCGCTCATAAAAATAGCGGATAGTCACTATCAAATCACGGTATCAGGGGAATATTTGCCAGAGGGTGAATCTATCGAGTTAGAGGGGATCGATCTCTATGGATGCAATTAATCTTGCACTATTGCCGCCGCTCGATGTGGTCGAACAGGTGGACTATGAAACGATTTTAGCGGCTACCGCTGAAACTGCCGGTATCGAAAATCTAAGCCCGTCAGATCCGCAGTATCGGATTGCGCTGGCTTGTGCTTATCGTGAGTCATTAGTTAGACAAGATGCTAACGAACAGGCGCGCGGGCTGATGCTGGCATTTGCGACTGGCCCGCAGTTAGATCATATCGGTGTGACCTATTACAAGCAGCCTGATGGCTCGCCGGTCACTCGATTAGACGGCGAAGAAGATGACGATTACCGCTTACGCTTACAGGCATCACCAGAGGGGCTTTCTGTCGCAGGGCCAGAGGCGGCCTATCAATTTCATGCAAAGAGCGCCAGCGCGTTAGTTAAAGATATTGGTGTTGATTCGCCTGAGCCCGTCACAGTTGATTTATATGTGCTGAGTTATGCCGCTGATGGTGTGCCAGATGCCGAGCTGTTAAACGCCATTGCGAACTATCTAGAGCCGCGCCGCCCATTAACCGATTATGTGCGGGTTAATGCCGCTGAAATTGTGGCTTATAGCTTATCTGTCGTGCTTGATGTTAAGCCAGGGCCAGATCCTGAATTGGTGCGGCAATTGGCAGAAAAAAATCTCACCGCTTATGTTGAGCTGCGCCGCGTTCTTGGTGGGCGCGTCACTGCGTCAGGCATTTATGCCGCTGTTATGGTTGAGGGTGTCGAAGAAGCCAACTTAGGCGATTGGGTTGATGTGCTTTGTACTAAGCAACAAGCGCCCTATTGCAATGATTTAGCGGTGACGTTGGGCGGTAACAATGGCTGATAACACAATCTTACCGCAGCAACTATCAGAGATTGAGTTAAATCTTGATGCTGCCGCCTCGCGTATCAGTGATGTATCAATCCCGATTGCTACGTTATGGAGTGCCAAAAATTGCAGTATCGAAGTGCTGCCATATCTTGCCTGGGCGTTTAGTGTTGACGATTGGCGCAATGATTGGCCTGAGCAAACCAAACGCCAGGTAGTGATTGATAGCCCCGATGTGCATAGCAAAAAAGGTACAAGGCCCGCTGTTCAAAAAGCGATTTCATCGGTTTATGGCAATAGCAAAATCATCGAATGGTTTGAGCAGCAGCCACAAGGTACACCAGGCACGTTTTTAGTCGATGCGTTCGTGAGCGACGAGGGGATTGATCAACGCACAATCACCACGCTATCGCGTCAGATTGATAACTCCAAGCGCAAGAGCGCCCATTATACCTTGCGCGTTGTTGCGGAGTCGCAGGGTGATGTTGCGACCGCTGCGGCAAATATGCAATCCAATCTGATAACAGTTGACTATTACACACTCACCGAATTGACATCGAGCGGCCAGTCTTACATTAGCGCCGCCAATTTAATCGCAAATGCGATCACAGTGGAGAGCATACAGTGAGCCAGTATTTCACTATTTTAACCACCATTGGCGCGGCGGCCTTGGCTAATGCCACCGCGTTAGGGCAATCGATCAAGATCACCCAATTTGCTGTTGGGGATGGTGGCAGCGCCGCCTATAACCCCGATTTAGCCACATTAAAAGCAAGCAGCACCCTGGTGAATGAGCTGTATCGCGGCGCAGTCAATCAACTGAGTGTTAATCCGGATAATCCAGCAAGCTATTACATCGAAGGGGTTGTCCCCGTTGAAATCGGCGGTTGGACTGCCCGAGAAGTCGGTTGGTTCTTAAGTGATGGACGCTTGTTTGCTGTCACAAAGTTACCGCCGAGCTACAAAACAGTGCCAGCCGATGGTGCCGCCACCGAGCTGCCAATCCGCACTTATTTGGCGATTGGTAGTGATGCCAATGTGACACTAAAAGTTGATCCAACAGTAGTGCTAGCTACGCGCGGCTATGTCACTGATGCACTGAAAAAGGCTACCGTTAAAGCCTCACAAGCAGCCGTACTGAATGCCGACCATCTCTATCTCGCCCATGCAGATGTGCAACTTGACGCGGTAGCCGATGGCTTTCGAACCTCATTTAAAGTGGATCGCAGTGTGGATTTAAAAGTGGGTAAGTGCCGGTTATTAGCCCCTATCGGAGAAACCATCGACACGGAAAACGGGAACTTTGAAGCGGTGAATTTTGTTGTGAATCGCACCACCTTTGAGTTTGTGCGAGCTGATGGCCAATGGAGACAAGAGTGATGGCAGAGACAAATCTTGGCAGGGTACGAGCTAATACTGATGGATTTATCCCACCAAAACTTAATCGGTACAATGGGCGCGTATGGATCAATAGTCGTCGACCTATACAAGGATCTACTGACTACCTACTTATATCACCTAACGGCCAATCAGGGGTAGGCTCATATTATCTATATTTAGATCACCCACAGATATCACGATATACAAGTAACGGAACTCTGCTTTGGACTTTAGATATTGAAGATTTTATCGGTAAATATGGGGCTATTAATTTTTCATTTTCAGTAAACACAAATGGTTCAGGGATTGTTGCTGGTGCGTATCATTATGATGTAGCTAATAACAGGCTGCTTGTGATGTTAAGATCATCGTCAACGTATTATGGATTTGCACATGTAAATCTAACAACCGGTATGGTAACTCCACTAACAAGCTATGCAGTTACAGACCCATTGCTAAATAGTATTGGTGTTTTTGGATATATTACAGGCTTAACTATAAACAATGATGGGACTATATCATTATTATTTCCATCGATAGAAACAACGTCACCCGTCAGACAAAGCTATTACACTCTGATTGTAAATGTTGAAAGCGGTGCAGTATTAAATACAGTTTATACTCCATGTTATGGAATTAAACACCCTACTGAACAATATTCAGTTTCACTGAACATATCTACAGCACAGCAAACGGCAACGTTATATTACA